TCTAGGAAGCCTAAACCATATGTGTGTTTAACTATGTCTCTTAATATGTCTATCATGTTTTGCCTATTCTTAAAAGTTTAAAATTAAATTGTATAAGATATTTAGATAGAAATCAAGTCTTAAATTATTTTTTTGCTGGAATTTCCAATACTTTATACAATACTGGGTTGTCCTTACCAGGTTTCTGAAATATGGCATAATTAGAGCCAGGTTTGAACTGTTCCATTTCAATTACGGTATATCCACATTCTTTGATTATTTTGGTCATGGCAGATCGAGTATTGTAATTCCAATAGCCACGTTTTGATTCGTGTAGATCATAATCATATTCACAATTAGCATAGTGTAAGAACACATAACCTCCTGGTAATATAACTCTAAATATATCTTTGAGATATAATTTTATGTGTTGTTGTGTAAAGAAAGTAAAGGTATCCCAACTGAATACAAAATTAACAGCATTATCTGGAATATCTGGACAAGCGGTCCAATTGGTTAGATGAAATTTTAGATATTGCAAATGAGGAGGATTAAACAATTTTTTTATTTTAGTTTGGCAATGTGGCACAACATCAACAAAATAATTCAATCTCCATGCTAGAAAACATTTACTAAATGTTCCATATCCAGGACCTATTTCTAAACTATTACATAGATTAGCTGCTGAACCTGATTTAGCAAAATGTCCTATTTTACTCTCTATACGATCAAATAATATTTGATCATGTAATAAATCTTTTCTTGCATGTCGCCATTCTAAATCAGCAGCATACCAATCTTTGGTTTTATCCAATCGATCTATTTGATCTTGGTTATTAATATCTACAACAGTTGCTAAATTTTTGAGTATTTTTAAATTATCATCAATAAGTTTTTGAAAATCGTGTCCTTTAATTTTTTCTAATTTCTCTATTAATAATTTAATCTCTTCTATACTTAACATATTAAGCCATTTCGAATAGTTTGTTAAATGTATTAGAACTCTCTGTAGATCTTACGTCCCATTCTAGCACACCTATTAAGTTTTCAATCTTGCCATCCAGTACACTCTCTTCCATACCATCACTGTCAAATGGTAACTCTTTGAACCATTCTGGCAATCTCTGTTCATCCACTGGATATGCTATAGAAGTATAACCCAGAGGATTATTCTTTAATTTACACACAATCACTTTAGCACCATCTAGAATAGGCATACTATATTTGTCACTATACATCTCTCTGCATCGATTCCAATTAATAGAAGCTCTCACATGTCCTGGCATATTGGTTTTGCCTTTTTTCTTTTCTTCTTCGTGATATTCTGTAATGTTATTGGCACGTTTGGGAGAACCTTTTTCCCAACCTGGTCTAGATTTAAACTCTGCTCGGAATTGTTTAATTTTATCTAGAACTTCTGTTTCAGTTTTACCTACCAACACCAGATACAATACTTCACTTAAAAAATCTTGTACAAATACTGGAGTATCTGAACGTTTAAGATCCAATCCCATGGCTTTTACTTTGCCTTCTTTGCCTGCTGTGTCCACACGCTCATTCTCTTTGTCAAAATATAGCAGTGCATATCTTTTTTTAGTTATAAACAATCCTTTGGATGCTACTAATTCTCGTCCTGCTCGTATCACATCACCTCGTGTTTTGGGACAATGGAATGCTCGAGTCATGAATGCTGAGAATGTTTCATTTACTTCTTCGGCTATTTTATCATAGAGAGCAATAATATTCTCTTTGCCCCATGGTATTTGTCCACCTTCTATTTCTTTTTTTAATGTGGCATAAGCAGAAAAATACACCGAGTCAGTATCACCATATATCACACTCTCGCCCACGTGATCATACTTGCCTGCAATAATTTCATTGGTCTTAGCAGCCATATGTTGTGTAATACATCTGCCTGTTAGTGTTACTGATTGTCCTATACGCATGTCAAAGAAACGACAACCTGGATTTAGAATTGCACCATACAGAGAGTTTAGATTAATTTTTTTAACAAGTTGTCTTTTATCCCAAAACTCTCTTTCAATAGCATTATCTCCACACTCACTCATTCTTTTTTGCATGTCTTTTCTTTCAGCATACCATCTTTTTAACAATCCTGGAATAACACCTTCAAATTCATATGTGAATATGGTACCATTGGCAGAGATCATCCACTGTCTGTTGCCATCAAACACAAGATCATACAGTTGTGCTGCACTCATTCTCACACTGGTACCATCTTCCCAATCAATGATTAATTCTGTGCCTTTGTCCTTGTTCATCACTGCTTGATATTCCCAACAACCAAACTGTCCTTCCCATGCTGTGGCAAATGATTTGCCTTGATGTTTGGCTCTGTTTATTTCTGCTGATGTGATCACTGGACGTATCTGTCCCACAATAGTTTCTGGTCCCATGTTTAGAGCTCGAATCACAGATGGATACAGTGAGTTTATGTCCACAGATCCAATCCAGTCATGTATGCCCTTTTTAGGGTATGCTACATACGCTCCTGCTGCTGATTCCACAGGCGCTGATTCATCTCTTTTTACTCTGCCTGGCACTATCATGCCTCGACGATGTGCTTCATTAATAATAGCTTGTTCTGTAACTGCTACTGCTCCCATGGTGGTTTGTAGTAACACAGTGTTCTGATGTGCAATCTCATTCGCTAATTCAATAAATTTTAATTTCTTTTCTAATTTTGCCAAAAGATTACAGTCTTGTCTGTTGTATTCTATAAACATTCCAAAGTCGTTGTTATACAATTGATCCAATGATCCTTCATACACAGTTTTCTTTTCATCCAATTCCCATTCTCCTATGGCATCTAAACGATAACTGTGACGTTCTTCATAGGTATATTTTCTATATAATTCTAATAAATCTAAATGTACTCTACCAATTAAATCATAACTGATTTGTTCTCTACCATATTTTTCAAATGTTCTTTTCTTGGGTTTTTCTCCCCAAAAACACAATCTTCTTGTGTCATCTGAACTCAATACCTTCTGTATTCTTCCCACAGTATAGGGTATATCATATCCTTCTGAGTTCCAACCACTGATAACATCTCCTTCATCCACTAGAGTTAAGAAAGCATCTAACATGTCTTTTTCTTTTTCAAACAACATTACGTTACTGAATCTTTCCACTTGTAGTCGAGCATCTGCCATGCTCAATCCTTTGGGAGGCACTGCAAAAGTTACTAATTGATCTGTCCAGTTAAGATAACAAGTTATGGCTGTGATGGGCATGAAAGGATCATCTGTGGTAGAATATCCTCGTTGTGGATCAAAATCCACTTCAATGTCAAAGAATACTATATTAAGTTTAGGAGCATCCTTGCCCAAGTAATTCTCTTCAAGACAACGAAACACAGGATTAATATCCTGCTCATATAATTTTTTATTACTTCTTATTTTTTGTTCTTTTATAAACTCTTTAAATGTACTGCAAGTAACTTTTTGTAGAGTTTCTCCATGTATACTTCTATGTTTACCTCGAGGATCTGGATAATAAAAAAGATATCTTGCATCATAATCCACAAATCTTCTCTGACCGTTGGCATCACGTTCTACTACCAACACTTTGTCATCATCTCTGCGATAATAAGCGTCTATGTAACTCATTTAAAAAATACTAGATAATTTCCAATACAATTCATTAGTGTGAACCAACTGGCTAACATAGTTATCCATAGATTTCTTCTACGATAAGCAGAATAGGCCATTGTGCTGGATCCTATCAGATAGAAAGGAAACACTAAATTCATTTGTGGATGTGGACTGGTGAATGTTAGTACCAAAGAACCAAATACAGTGAATATCAAAGAGATCAGTTCATAATAAAATGCCACATGATCTGTTCGATAACTGTTGATCCAAAATTGTCTTACAATACCATACACTAGATTTTGCCTGCCGCAGATAATATGCTGTCTAACATATCCATGTCATCAGCTACAGATTTATAATTGTCCTTGTGAGCGATTGCAATGGCTTTGTTAATTAATGCTGGTTTAAGTTCTAATTCTTCTGATAGAGCTTTTACTGTGTCTTTAAGACCGGTCTTAAGATCATCTATTTCTCCTAATACTTGTGATCCTTCTTTGATCAGTTGTATTAATTTGGTTTTTTCTGCTTCGTTAAAATTTCTTCCTGACATTTTTATCTCCTTTATAATTGTTATTATGTATTATATGACTTCGAGATGATTAAATCAATTACTTTTTATTAGTAATATTATACCAATTGGATTCAAACCAAACTCTCAAATTACCTTGAATAGCTTCTGGTAAGATCAACTCACCTGTTTGTGAAGAATAACTCACACCTTCTAAAACAGCCTTTATTGCTTCATTTTTGGTAATTTTTTTCTTCTCTGCTGATTTTAGTACTGCGTAGTAGTCCGGTCTTTCATTTAGGTGATCTAATGCAATCTCCATGGCAACTTCAAACTGATCAGTATGTTCTTTTTCTATTCGTATACCCGCTCGTAATTGATCTAATATGTATTTTGTGGATTTGTTAAATTTTTTTGCAATGTCTTGAATAGTAGGAGTAGGTTTATCTAGTATTTCTGATTCACCCATCATGTGTACTGGTTCTTTTACAAAATTTTTAATTCTTTTTAATCCTCGAGAACCTGCACTAGTTGGTCTTTCCACTTGTGCATCCACATCCACAGTGCCGTGGTCTTTCAACCTCATCATATCATCTAGATATTGTTTATAAGAAAAAATAGGTATCTGACTCATACTTGTATTTATTCTATTTTTATTGTTTGTCTTCTAGATTGAAACTATTTTTTATTTTCGGAAAGCTCGTCTTTGTATTCTAGACTTTCATCAACCATGTCTCCAAGAGCGTTCATAACTGCTTCAGGCGGAGACATTGTGTTTATAGAAACTGATGAAAAATCCGCTTCACTAGGTTGAACTTCTGCTTCTATACCAGCATTCTTTAAAACATTTTTAACAGCAGCAGCATCATTGTCTGATGTTGGACGATCTCTGTCAAAATCTCCTGACAATCTTATATCAAAATGTCTTGCTTCTGTTTGTCCTTGAAATCCAGCAGCTTCATCTGTGGTTTCTTCTTTGGGCTCTGCTTTTTCTTCTTTTTCTTGTTTAGGTTCTTCAGCAACTGTTTCTGCTTCTGGTTGTTTCTCTTGAACCACTTCTGCTTTTTCTTCAGCTGCTTTTTCTTTTTCTGCGATAACTGCTTGTTCTAATTTTTCTGCGTCAGCGATAATCTCTTTAGTTTCTTCAGTTTTAACAAGAATGTTTGATGATTCTTCATTGTAGATTGCTTCATTGTCTGAGATGCTGTTATATAACTCAACCAATGCTGACTCATCGCATGACTTGATATATTCTTGAATATCTTTTTGTACCACTTCTCTGAATGTTTTTGCATCATAGGTTTGTTCTTCTTTTTGTTCTGCTTTTAATTCTGCTAACTTAGCTTCTAACTCTGCAATCTTATCTAATCTATTTTCTTTTTTCTTTGCTTCTTTTATTGTTTTCTTAGGAGTCTTCTTATCAGATTCTTCTATGGCTTTTGTGATATCGCTCTTCTCACCAGTGATTGATTCAATTAATTTTTCTGCTTTGGGTGAAATTTTTGTAGGTTCTTTGAATTCTTTAATACCGGCTAACTTTGCAATATCCGCTAATGATATTTGTCTATCATCTAGTACTCTTGGTTCTTTTTTAGCTGCTTCTAGTAATTCCTGTCTCTCTTGCTCAGGAGTAATATTGCTCATCTCATTTAAGCGTTTAACTAGATCTGCAAACCCGTCGTTGTATGTTTTACGTGTCATATGAAGTATTTATTAAATCTTATATTATAATAATATATTATTATTTGAGCTTATTTGCAAGTTTTTCAGCCAATTTAGACTCGTATTTTACACAATTATCCACTCGTTTGCTACCCTTCATCTTGGTGCCCATGCGTCTATAACCCTTCCAACATGCTTTGCCATCTAATCCTTTTTGCTTTTCTTCAGTGTTTATGATCTGTCCTTCACCTCCTACTAAATCGCCTGCTCGTGCTGGTCTTTTCATTTTGCCTGTCAAATGTGCTGCTGGTCCTAATTTGTTTTTATCGCTGCCTGCGAATGCGCTCTTGGGCAGCATGGATTCTTTGCTTTTATTATAGTCTTTGATAGGTGACATGATCTTGTCTATAATCTTATCTTTAAAACTCTCGTTTTCTTTTTTATATTCTGTTGGCATAAATTTAGAATATCTATCCTGCATATTTTTTACCGTGTTTAAGCTCTGTCCTGAATTTAAACTTATTTTTGCTGTTTCTATGTCTTGCTTGATATTCTGTATCATCTGTCGATCGCCTTTTTGGTTGGCAACGTCTAATGCTTTGTTCATGGCCTGAATCACTGGCACGCTGTTGTCCATGGCGTTGTTGATAGAACCAATACCTGCC